GGTTCCGTAGACGCGGGCCAAATCTTCAATCCGCGCCTGAAGCGCGTTGATCTTGTCAACAGCGACCCACAAGCCAAAGGAAATGATGCTGATGAACACTACTGCAAGGATTGCCGTCGCCATCTGACTGGATTCCTCCCCCTGGCCGGGTGCGCCTTCTGCCAGTTCTGCTCAAACCTGAGCGCCCGCAGGTGCATTGCCGTGTTATCTGGTGCAGATTCTAGCACCTTTTGCAACTGAACTTCCTTGGGAATCAGCGCTGGCTTGCCAAAGATCGCATAAAGCCCATACCCAGCCCCCTGCAGTGGCGAGTCCGTGCCGTCCGTGGTCGCCTCAATCTTCTCGGGCTGAACCTCATCCGCCTTCATGATCGGAATGATTCGCCGCAGTTGCGTGCAACGGTCTGAAATCTGCCAGCTCGGAACCTCAAGCAAATGTCCCTCAGCATCCTCGCCCAGGTGAATCCGCTTGCGCAACCGCTCACGCATCAGCGTATCGCGCCCCAACTTATCCCGCGTCGATTCATGCGGATCGGGAATGCCGTTCAGCCTGAGCGTAGGAATCATGCGGTTATTCACGCTGTTGGAGTTGCCGCCCATCGTGGCCGTATTCTTGCTCGCATTGGCGTCGAACGAGTGCGCAAAGCTCTGGAATCCCGGCATCACGCCATCCTCGCGTGCCCAGTCGCAGATCAGTTTCGCCAGGTTCTCCGGCTCCTGCTCCCGCCCGTAAAGCTCATCGTATGTGTAGACCACGCCCTCATCGTCCATACAGTGCTTGTAGTATGCGAACGGATGCGCAAAGCCCCAGTTGCCTGAAATCCAGCAGTTATGGACGAGAACGCCATTTGCGTAGAACTCGTGAGCCCCTTCGACCGCCAGATCATAAACATTGGCTTTCCCGCATGGCTTCAAGTTTTCGAGCCAAACGCCATTTTTGCCCACACTTCCGACCGCAGGTGTTGATGCCATCGGCCTTATTTGCGCTGAATGGCTCCCCGCATATTGCGCACGGCTTGATAGTGTTGTCCAGGCCCTCGCGCCGTCTCCAACGCTGATAGCAGGCAGTAGAGCAGAAGTTTTGAGTAGATCGGGCCCAAGTGATTTCACCGCATCCTCGACACATGACCTCATGCTTCTCAGGGGCCCGTTTAGGTTGCTTGCCAAACAGTCGTAGATACTCTTTACCGTCTGGGGTTTCGCGCCACTTCGCAGCGCCCTCAAGCATCTTTGCGCGATGCTCCAAGGTGTGTTTTCCTTTGGCTGTGATTTTGCAGTGCGCAGACGAAGACAGACACTCAAGATTTGAAAGATCGTTGTTTGTCCGGTCTCCGTCTTTGTGGTGGATATGGTGCCTCTCCGGGATCGGTCCATTTGCCGCAGTCCAAAGCTCGCGGTGGAGATAGATGGGAGCGGTTTTGTAATAACCATTGGCCTGCTTGAGGTACTTTCTGCCTTCGTAATATCGGGGTTCCATACCTCTATTCTATCACCAATTGACATCTCATCCAATGCGATAAACTCTCCATTTGAGTAAATCTCGTGATTGGGGGTTGCAGTCAACGTGCGGCCATCTGAGAATGTCGCCTTAGAAACGTCCCTATTTGTTCCTGACTGCCACGCTCGCAATACCCGGCGCAAGCCCTGACGTGTCCAAACCTTATCGCCTGCTTTAACTTGCTCAATCGGGACTTCACCGCGCTCGGTCGCAACCATCGTTCCTGCTACTAGACACTTCCACCACTTCTCACGGTTGAGCGCGTTGTGCGGGAACACGTGCTCGGCCTCATCCCATACACCGCGAAAGTATCCGCCAGCTGCGCCCCAGATTGCGAACTTGAGCGCGTCCCTGATTGCCTCGGGATACGCCTCAAGATTCTTCAGGAAAATGGGGTCATTGGCGTAAACAGGGTTATCTAAATAGGTTCCCTCGAAGTATGGATAGTCCTGCGGTTCATAGCTGCGCTTCTGGCTCGCATCCATCTCCATGCACGGCACATGCTTGACGAACAGATCCTCGACCCACACGGCACCAATGCCGATAGGGTTGCCTGAGCCGAACTTGCGCGTCTGCGGACTTACCGGGCAGCGGTTCCATGCGCTTGTCGCCATCCACTGCTTGAAAGTGAACTCGCACAGCTCGTCATAGTAGATCGTGCGCCACTGGCCCTGATAATCCCAGGCGTTGTACTCGTACTGCATCGAGCCGAACTTGAGCGTAGCCCCGTTCATCCACGTTACTTCGCTCTTTGTTTCGTTGAACTTGCGGTAGACGCTCTTGGGGAACAACTCGCGGAATCGCGTAATCACCGTCGATTCGAGCTTGGGGAACGTGCGGCGCAACGCCAGGTCATGCACTTGCGGACCATCGGCATCGTTGAACTCATGCGCTCCGATGAACTGCTCCATCAGCGCGCATGTCGTCTTGCCCGGGCCCGCGGCACCGCCAAGGAATCCATAGGGTGCGGGTGAGCCATGAAAGCGCGCCTGGAATGGGTACGGTGAGTATGGCCGCATCCCGTATTTGCTCATATCGAGCAGGAAGCGGCCTGGGCCTGATGCGGGGTCGATGCGAGGGGTCATGTGGCGGCGGTCTGGGCGGTGAGGATGCCATTCACGAAAGTTTGGCTGCCATTCGCGCCGAGCGTTGTGAGTTTGGCTGTCGTAATCGTGCCCGAGTACCCGTTACCAGTGATCTGAATGTTCCCCGCTGAGGGCGTGTTGAGATTGACCTTCAGTTCGGATGTGACCACGATGGTCACTGTGCCCTGCAGCGTGTTCAGGAAGGCTACGGCATTGGCTCCAGCATCAGCCCATTCTGGATCTGTGCCACTTGATGTGAGAATCTGTCCCTCAGTGCCGACTGGCAATGCAGCCTGCACGCCTGAGTGCTGATAGAGAATGTCACCTTCGGCTGAGAGCGGATTGGTCGCACCAGGGCCTTGCGGCCCTGGTGGGCCGATCTGCACGCCCCCTGGAAAGTAATTCGGCATCAGACCTGCTTCATGCGAACCGTGAGCGCGCCGCCACCGGACTGCGATGTAAGCTGCGCCCAGTAAAAGATGTACGCGAAACCGTCCTCATACTGATCTGCTTGCGTGTTCGTGCTGGTGTAAAGCAGGAAGCCGTTCGGGTCCACGCCGGCACTGGTCGGCGCCGTATTTGAGCCATAGATCTTGACCACCGCAGTAGGACTCGATGCAAAGTTGATGGTGAACTGGCGCACGCCGCGCACCCCTGGCCCAGGCTGCTGAATCGTACAAACAATGCTGTTGACTGAGGGCGTGAGCACGTCTGCGGCTGCGAAAAGGTCGATGGCATCGCCTACCGGAATGCAATAGGTCAAGCGGTCATTTGCGTTGAAGGCTGGCATGGCTTACCTCAGCAATAGCTTACATTACTCCGCTTTCGGGGGACGCGGGATTGTGCTCACGATCTGAATTGCGCCACCCTCAGGACCAGTGTGCTCATTCTGCACGCGGTCACCGTACTTCTTGGGGCAGCGCTTCGACAGTGACCATTTGATTGTGTCAACCTGCAAGCGCTTCCACGCAACCCACCCAGAATCAACACCATGCTCTGTCTGCTGCGGAACGTCATCAAACTGGTCGATAAGCCCATCAAAGTCGGCATCAGTGCGAATGTCCATCGCGCGCGCGTATTGTTTTGCAAACTCTTCATCTGCTTGCACTTGTCTAATGATTGCTGATGCAGAAATTCTGTTTTTTTGTGCAACTTGGCGCAGTGTATTGCCTGCTTCAATGCCGTCGATAACGCTGGTTGTGAGTTCCGGCGTCCAGTTGATCGCGGCAGGCATCACTCGCTCCTGAGCCAGTTGGTCATGAGTAAGCAAGCTCGCATGACAGCCACGCGGCGGGGATCATCGGGAGCATACTTGCCCTGCGCCCAATGTAGCGCCTGAAATGGTGATATGAAGAATGGCTCACTCACGCCGCCTTGCGCACCGCGTTGAGCATCAGCACGCGCGTCGGTTGCGCCTGGTTGATGCGCAGCAGCACGAGCGTGGTTAGCTGGAACTGCGGGCGTGTTGGGGTCGGAGTGGGCATGATCGTTCGGCATATCGCTTTAAGTATAGCGTACCTTGTCAAGCCCAATTGTTTGCGCGGCGCGCGTGGCGAATCTCTGCGACCTTGTGCGGCTGCGTTTTGGGTGGGGCTTGCGTGGCTGCTATCGCTTGCGCTTTGTGCAACTTGCAGAAGTATTTCCCGTTGACCCAATAATGGGTTGGCTGGGCTCCGCACACGCAGCAGACAATTCCTTTGGGCATTCGCCCATTCTAGCGCAGCAGCGGGTGCCCGAGACTGCCGCCAGCCAGCGGGAGCAGGAGATAGATAAGCCACAGGCAAAATATGACCACGATCACGACCTGGGCGATGCGTCCGAACGGTGCCGGGAGCGGGATCTGCTGGAATATCCAGTAAATCAGCCCAAAGATGATGCACATAACGAGGATGGTTACGAGGATTCCCAGCATGTTTGCACACTCCAGCGTCGATTAGAGCGCGCGGGGCC